GGCATCCCCGTCGCCATCTCCGACTGGGTAAAGGACAGCTACACCGTGGGCACGTCAGCAGATTGCTCGGCCATCTTTGCCTTCCAGATAGGAGAGGGCGCCGTCTGCGGCCTTACCAGCCCCGAGATGATTCAGGTCGAGCGTCTCGGCTCCCTGGAGACCAAGGACGCTGCCCGGACCAGGGTCAAGTGGTATGTCTCCCTGGCCAACTTCTCCATCGTCAAGGCCGCCATGCTCACAGGAGTAAGAGACTAATGCCCATGCCAGGGTTTCTGATCATGCCCTGGTGTGCACGTTTTTACCTCCTTTTATTGTTGAGGAAGGAGGGGGAGGTCGATCCCCCTCCCTATCCTCTAGGGGAGTTATGAAATGAACTTAACCGAAATGAGAGCCCGGGCCCGTGAGGACCTGCAGGACACGGATTCCGAAAACTACCGCTGGGCGGACGACGAGGTCGACGGCGCCATTGACAGAGTAGTTACGGAGTACTCCCTTCATGCTCCCATACAGCAGCAGGACGATGTCGTCACCACCGAAGACGACATCGAGCTCGATATCTCGTCCCTTTCAGGCCTGCTCAAAGTCGAGTCCGTGGAGTTCCCCATCGGCCAGACCCCTAAATATCTGCAGCGGACCGAGTACTGGGCCGGCCACCTTTATATGGATGATGAGGGCGACGGTACCGACGCCAGGGTAAGATGGCTTAAGAAGCATACCTTAACCGCTGAGTCTACCACCATCCCCGCCGAGCATGAGGAAATCATTGTCCTGGGCGCCACCGGTTACCTGGCCATGTCGGCAGCCGCTTATACCGTGGACAGAGCCAGCATCGCCGGCTGGCACGCCACCATCAACTACAAGGCCTGGGGCACAGAACGGCTGAAGCGCTACGACCAGAAACTCAAACAGGTCGCCCAGGCCAACCGAGTCATCCAGAGGCAGTTCTACACCGATGAGTAAATTCCCTCCCCCTTGACGGGACAGGATTAAGGTGAGGGTGAACGTATGTTAGAGCTCGGCATCCTCAAAAACTTCGACAGCGGCACCTATAAGGCCGGCGTCCAGCTCGCCGGCTCCCTCACGACCTACTTCGACGACATCAGCGTGGCCAAAAATATCCCATCATCAGCCCTGGTCATCGGCAACTACGTCATCCTGGCCATCCCCGGCGGCAACCCCAGGGACGCCTGCGTCATCGCCACCTGGCCCCAGGGCAGCTCCGGCGGAGCTGAAGTTCATGGCAATGAATATCACGACCCCGACTTCGCTTCCGAAGCCGCCTTCCTGGTACACGCTTCACGGCACATATGGCCTGGTCCTGATGGTGGCAACTTTTTACGGACCCCCATAGCTCGCCAGATTGACGATGTCCTCTATGTAGATTGGCAATCAAGAGACGCTTGGACTGATTATTTCACCGGCTCTGCATCGAGAGAGCTTGACGCTATTCTTGAGCAAAAGTTAGGAACAGGCAATACCGCTGATTCCATAGCCGCTATGTACACCCAACCATTCGCCACTCTATCTCCACACTCGGCAGAACGTGTAACAGCATTCAGGGTACGTCCCAGAAGCAACCCTAGTAATTCTGATTGGTGGTTCATAGCTACCAAAGAGGTACAGCCCATTTTTCCTACACCTACTCATCAGCATATCGGGTTTAGAATCTTAGACGGCAACATCTGGGCAACCAATGGCAACGGCACAAGCGGCACTCAGACAGATTTAGGGCTCTCCTTAGCTTCTCACCAGTGGGCAGTCCTTGCAATGTTGGCTGTTAGCGGTTCGGTCCAATTCTACGTCCAGAGGAGCATCGACAGTGGCCTCACCCTCCGAGCCACCCACAACACCAACCTCCCGAGCGAATGGGATTTTGCCTTCTGGATAGGTGGCAAGAATACCTCCGCTGCAAATAAACCCTATTCAGTACATTCTTTAGGTATGTCAAAGTAGTTAAAAGTAGTGGCGGGGCTTGTCCCCGCCTCAGGAGGAAACCATGAGCAAAGTCAAAGAAGCACTCTCAAAGGAGAAGACCAGGGAGGGGCTCCCCAAAGAGGCCTTCGCCATCGTCGGCGACCCCCAGGATCCTGAGACCTGGAAGCTTCCCCACCACACCAAGGCCATCATGCGAGCTCTTAAAGGCCGGCTCGATATCGAGAAGCCTGTCCTTGAACGAAGTGAAGGAACCGTGAACTGGGACCGCATGCCCGCAGCCGTCGCCGCCCTCAGCCGTGGCGGTTACCGCGGGGAGAGGGTCCAGGCCTCCGAGGAGGACATCATCCGGGCCGCCCGGCATTTGGCCAGGCATTATGAAAAGGCCGGGAAGTCCGTCCCCGACACCCTGGGCGCCCTCATCTAGTCCCCACTCTTAAGATAAGAGGGGTTACAGGGGAGTTATGAGTATAAAGGTCGTAAAAACGAAAACAGGGGCATTGTAGAGCCTCTCACAGCCTCTAAGGAGCATTACTAATGAGAAGGCCATGCGGAAGGAGTTCAGGGCCCTTTTGGCCAAGAATGGTAGAACACTCCGATTCCATCGGAGAGGTCGTGGGTTCGACTCCCACCCTCCGCTCTAGTAAATACTAAGAGTAAATACTAAGGAGGAGTAAGTATGGACATTGTTAAGCGAGCCTATCTCAAATGCCGAGAACACTCAAAGGGTATACCCTTCCATGATGCAGTAAGCCAAGAGATAAAGCGGCTGATTCAAGGCGGGGCTTATTCAGGCCGGGATTGGCCAAGAGAGCTGGGACCGTTGCCCGATGAGTTAAGGAGCAAACGTGGCAGAACAACAAAATAAGCCAAGCCCACCTCTAGTGGAGGTTTTCACTAATTTCTTCCGGGCAGCCACCAGGCCCGCCGTCACCATCATCTTCGCCGCCGTCATCGCCCAGGTCGTCGTCGACGGAATTGACGCCCCCCAGTGGTTTCTTGGCCTGGCCAGCGCCTGCATCCTTTGGTGGTTCGGCGACAGGACGGTGCAGCACATTAAAGACAAGAAAGGAGGTACCAATGCCCAAACATGACGGAACAGGCCCACCCACAGGAGCCAGAGGTCCCAGAGATGGCCGCGGCGGGGGCAACCCCGGCGCACCCGGGCCAGGCTCGGGCGCCAAGAGCGGTGGCCAAAAAGGCACATGCAAGTGAATCAAAAAGACAAAGGTTTTCTCAAAGGAATCAGGCTCACCGCCTTCCTCGATTGCTACCAGGAGTGGCACGCCTTTGTCGAAGGTCTCTTTGAAGTCCTTTGCCCCTGGCCTGCCAGGCATAAACTCTCCGGGCAATTACTAGATGACTTGAAGAAAGACCACCACTATTATGCCTTCGGCCGGGTCATGGGCGTCATCGCCTGGCTGATCATTGCCAAAATCATCCAGGAGGCCTTCTTTTGAGGACCCTGAGCTCCACCTTGCTCGTTGCCCAGAAGAAACCCCAGCGCCTTCCCTACGTCGAGGCCAAGGTCTATGACTACGAGGCGGGCATTAAAAGACTTTACTGGTATAGACTTTACCAGGGAAGTGAAGCCGACAACCACCACGGCATCGCCTTCGACGGCCAGGGGAGCATGCACCGCATCAGGGCGGCAGCCGGCAATATTCTCTACCGCCAGAAAATCACCGACCCCGACGAGAGCTCCGACTACTCCCAGTGGACGGAGTTCGCAGCGGACTGCGCCGGTCCCTGCGCCATCGCCGCACAGGGCGCCAGGGTTTATATTTTTTATAGGACAACCTCCAACGTACTCTGGAAGTGCTACTCCAGCGACTATGGCCAGACCTGGAATAATGCTCAGCTCGTAAGCTACGCCGATGTCCTCTCCCTGGCCGCTTGTTGGTGGGCCACCGGCGACGTCGTCGTCTGCTTCGCCCTTAAAGCTAACCAGCTCAACGGTATTACCCTGGACACCGGTACCCAGACCGCCACTCAGCACACCTGGTCCGACGGTAACCACCCCTTGCTCGATACCTATGGTATCGGAGCTACATTTAATCCCTTCTGGCCGGCCATAGAAATCGTCTTTGCCGGCAAGGAGTCCGATTCGCCCTATAACCACTACGACCTTTTCAGGACGAAGTTCAGTAACACCTATAATTTCCTGGCCCTGGAGAGCCTCCTGGCATATCCTGAAGGAGAAGACTTCAGCCTCGAGTACCCCGACTGCCACCTCCCAGCGTCAGCTCAGGCCTATGAGACAAATCGTATCATCGCCGTGGAGAAGTTCGCCGGCACAACAGCCTATACCCGTCCCCTCGCCTGTCATACGGTGAAGGGCACGTACTGGAGCGATACCACCTTCACCGAGCCCAAGCCCTTCTTGGACATCAGCTCAAGTTACGGCTTAAGGCTCCAGAGCACAAGCGACTACTGGTGGATGGAAAGGCCCGACGGAGTCTGGAGAGCACCCCGCCCCGCTTTACCCGCCATAGTCTTAACGTCGGCGGGCGACATCGTCTCCCTCTCTCAGTCCAGCCCTGGTACTTTAGTGCTTGAGCTCAACAACTCCAAAGGCCAGTATGCCAGCCCTGGCCAGGGTGCCCTCGCTTCGCTTCGCTTCCGCAGCGAAATCGTCCTCGAGCTTGGCTACAAGACGGCGGCAGGCAACGAGACGTCCGAGGCCGGCACTTTCTGGATTGATTCCTGGGAGTACTCTTCGAAACCCAACATGTCCCGCTTCATCCTCACTTGCCTGGACGGCTGGGGTCTTATGGACCGCTGGACCGCCCGCTACCAGATGAGGTGGAATAAGGACGAAGTCAACCCCAGGAGCGTCTGGCAGATCCTTTATCAGCTCTTAGCCCGTGCCGGCATCAAGCTCACCAACACCCCGCCCAAGCCTCAGTCCTCCGCCATCAACAACTTCTACCCCGACTTCACCGTCAACCCGGGTACCGGGGGAGACAGCGCGATACGCAGGCTTCTATCGTTCGTCCCCGACAGGCTCGTATTTCGTGGCCAGGTGGCCTTCACCAAGAACCCCCTGGCCGATGAGGAAAGCTGCTACTCCTACGGCACCGACCACGCTATCCTGGCAGGCCAGTATCGCCAGGCGGTAACCCTGTCCCGTTCCCGTGCCATCGGCCGGGACGATTCTGATAACCGCATCTTACAAGATACCACAGACTGGAATAACCTCATGTTGGGCATCGATATCTTAGAGCAGGACTATGACCCCAATCTCCAGACCGCTGCCAGGGCTCAAGAGAGGGCCGACGCTATCCTCCGGGCCCGAGCCCAGGAGGCCGAGGCAGCCATCATCACCGTCCCCACCAACGTCGGCCAGGAGCCTCTCGATGTCGTGGAGGTTACCGACGAGCGCTGTGGGATTGACCAGGAAAAGTACAGGGTCCAGGCCATCCAGACCGACTACGACCGCCGCAAGGGTAGGTATGAGCAGCGGCTGACTATAGGGGCGCCATGATTTGTTTTCCGAAAAAAAGCCGGCAGCCGAAATCGCCCCAAAGTTATGGTAGGGCTTGAGATGAAACTGCAGCCGCACTACTTTTGCCCGAAAGGCCCAAAGAGCCGAACGAAGCCCAAGGTTCGGAAGGGGGACGTCAAGGCGTGCTACGTCCGTATCAAGCGGCGGTGGGTGCGAATCGGGACGATTTGCCTCGACTGTGGCCAATTCGTCTCGGAATTGTGACAGCCCCTTAAAAAGAAAGAGAGAAGCAACAATGAGGGGCTTAAAAGGAAACAGGGGGAGTCAAACGATGATGATGATGAACAATAGTGGACGAACTTAGACAATAGTGGACAGAACTAGACAATAATGAACAATGGTGAACAATGAGACTAGAAGAAGCCAAGCTCATAGCAGAGAGAGTGAAGGAAACTCTAGCGCCATACTGTGAAAGGATAGAGATAGCAGGAAGCATAAGGAGAGCCAAGCCTGTGGTGAATGACATCGACATCGTTCTTATAGAGAAGCCCGAGGCAGCCTTGGTGATGAACAGTTTACTCTTCAGTATGGGCATCGTTAAGATGAATGGTCCCGAGATAAAGAGAGTATATCTTCCTGAGGACAACATCACCGTAGACATCTACATCGCCACGCCGGCCACGTGGGCCACGCTGCTACTCATAAGGACAGGCAGTAAAGAGAACAACATCAGACTGTGCAGCCTGGCCAGAAGGAAAGGGTGGCACTTAGAAGCCAGTGGAGGTGGACTGTGCGACGAAGACGGCAACAGGATAGCAGGAGACACCGAGGAGTCCATATACCAGGCGTTAGGCATCCCGTACCAGGAGCCGAAGGAGAGGGATGGAGTGTATTCACAGATTTCAAGTTGACAGTCAGAATATAGGAACGTGCTCTCTATGCGGTGAGGTCCGTCAATTCCCATACGACAAAGGGGAGCCAGTAAAGGTATTGAAGAAGGGCAATCCTGGCGTTAACCAAGTACCAAGTTTACAGAAGTCACAAAAATCACAGAAGGAGGAAACTATGAAACGGCAACAACTGAGGAAGAGGCATAAGTATTACGAAGATAACAAGCGCGCTATAATAGCCGACCTGCTCAGCACCGGTAAAGCGGCCACCCGAGAAAAGTGGAATATACCGAAAGGTACGCTTGGCAAACTCTTGTCCAGGTGGCTGACTAAAGAGCAGAAAGCAGCAATACCCATCTCCGAGCCAGAGGCGCCAGCCGCCACGCCAGAGTCACCCCACCCCTCGACCAGCTCCACCCCTTCCAACGGCCGGCTGCCTCCGTTTCCGCCGTTCTCCGACGCGTGGGAGCCAGAAGTGCAGCTGGAATGGCTTGAGATATACGGGAGGTTAGCGGAGAAACAACCCCACCCTCATGTCCCCGCATGAACTCTAACTGCTTCAAAGCCGTTTACCAGGGTGATGTAGTGTGGTTTATCCTGGACGACTCATTCAGGGACCGGTGTCCACCGGGCGCCATCATCTACACGCTGGCCGAGGCGGAGATACTGGCCACCCGGACGGAGTGGACGAAGAAGATGGTTAATGAGGCCAAGAGGCTTAATCATACAGCATTAGTCATAACTTAGGTATAGGATTATGGGGGCATACCTGGTGTGGAAGTCCTCCTTGCTCAATGCTGGAAGTCGCTATCCCCTAGGAAGACATACCGTCCCTGCACCGCAAGGTTCCGTCCTCTGGCATACCCCCACAACCATTATATCATATCCACACTTGGGTCAATGGGAAGAAAGGTGAAAGTGGGAAGAACCACCCCGCTGAAAGGAAGAAGGGAAGACACCCCACCCCGAAGACACCCCACCCGCTTCCCAGGCACAGCATCGTCGTGCAGGATTTCCCGTCATGTAAGTCTTTCTCTCGGTGCCGTCGGCTACGCCGTCGGCGGCTCGGGTGGGCGACGGCGGCGGGCGGCGCCCGCAGGAAGCGGTCGTCACGCCCTTGCCTCATAATAGGGTTGCCCGCCCTCGAAGGTTTGATTTTTATCAGTCCCGTCTTTAATTCAGCACAGTCTTCTCCAGTAATCCAGGTGCTTCGTTGGCGTCTTTTCCCCGGTTATCCTTTTGGCCACGGCGCGCCGCCGCGTCTTCCGGCCAGCCGCGGGGAGAGTAAGGAGCGGCCTAAAGTCAGCCTCGGCGGCATCGCCGTGCCCTTTTCGTTAGGCAGTTCGTTTGCCCCGACAAGTCGGGGCGTTGGTTTGATGAGCCTTGCTTAAGGAACGCTGGCAAGGTCAAGGGGTCGGTTGCCTTGAACGCTCCAGCCCCGATGCAATCGGGGCTCCATGGCCTTGCCATCAACACTGCGTTTGGCATCTTTTGAGCTCACCAAACCAACTATCAACTTCGTTGATGGAACGAACTGCCAACCGCCAGGCTTCGCGGTCGTTTTTGCCTTCGCACGGTGCTCGCCGACCTTGCCTACGCTAAGAGCGTCAGCTAAAGCAACGGCAAGGGCTGCGCGTCGGGCGAACCCTTCGGGCTAAAAGGGCAAAAACTCCAGCCTCACAGGGGCAGGATGCACCCTATAGGGGTGCTCTGCGTGCCGCTGGGAGGCGGTTTCGTTCACTGGATGCTTCGCTCAGCGTTCACCTGCACGGTTAGCACGGTTAGCACGGCTTTGCGGTCAGCTGCAATGGCTGAACGCCTTGTCGTTTCCGTAGAGGGGGCTCGTCACCTCCCTACAACCCAACCACCGCCCGCTCACGTGCCGCTTCGGCTCAAGAAGGGCGCATAAGGTAGTGCAGCTATGGCTCAGTCATCACCTTCGCAGAGGTAATCAGAAAGCTCAGGGCATGTCTTCGCCATCGAGCCGCCGTTCGCAAGGCTCGGGCGGGCTCTTACGCTGCAGCAGTTCTCTTGCTCCTTCTTCAGCCTCCGTAGCCTGGCGGCAGGAAGGTCGCTCCGCTCGCCTCCGCTTACGCTCCGTGCGCTCGCTTCGCTCCGTGCTTCGCAGGTAACTTCGTTATCGTTCCAGGGCGCCCCGCTGTCGCTCTCGCCGTACTGGAGGGCATAAAGGGAGCTAAGGCTTTGACTACAAGGTAGCTGGCTAAAGCCAGCATTTCTTACCACACCGCTTAGAGGCATTTTTTTCTTTTCCGCCGTCGGTTCGCAAATTTTTGAGGGTCTAGAGGAAAAATTCCTACTCTTCGTTACGGCCGTAAACGGTGCGAATCGCCGTCGGGAAAAAAACCTTTTTCAGATAAGCGGTGTGGCGGGGTGGCGGTGACGAGAAGTACATAAGAAGGAGGTGAGTCATGAAAATCGTAGTAGTAGATTCTAAAGAGGCTGAAGGGTGTGCCATTGGGGTACAGGTTTCCGAGAAGGATTTGTGGGCGTTTGAGGTGCTCTGTGCCAGAGCAGGCCAGAAAGTCCTGAAGGTCTTTGATGAGAAGGATATTTGGAAGGAGGCTTTTGCGGTCCATGCCGGCTAAGGTTGGTTTGTGTGGGAAGGAAGTTTGTGAGCACATCTGCAGCAGGGTTTGTTATTGCCCGTTGGGCCAGGAGCTGTCGTATCGGCGGCTCCGGGTGCAGCGGGCCCGGCGGGAGCTCCGTCGGGAGATTCTTCGGGCTGCGGTCGGTCAGCTCGAGATAAATATCCGGAAGGCAGCAGGTCCTTTTGAGGAATTCAGTCGGAAGCTTGCCTCAGAGGGCCAGAGGCGGAAACATGAACAGCTTGAAAGAATTTCATAGCTGTAATAGGGACATTGAGCGGGAGGCGACGAAAGCAACCCGTAGGGAATGGGGGGATGAGAAGAAGTTTAATGATAGGTGTGAAAAGTGGTGGAGCGGTGGCCTGTTGTTTGCGTTGCTCGATCTGTTGAGAAGGAGGTAACCATGTTAGCAGCAACAATGATGTTAGGCGGAAAGATGAGGCGCTTAGAGATACGAGATGATGGCTTATGGTATCTGGCTCATCCTGAAGACCAGGCCGAGCTTGGCAGCCAGGGGAAGCCGTACTTGGCCTGGTACAAAGAATCTGACCAGGAGAAGTTTATTAAGCCGTCTAAGTTCAGGTCCACAATGTGCTACTCGTAAAGATTTCACGACAGTGAGGACAGGCCGGGGTGAGAGGCCCGGCAATTTTGAAGGAGGATTGCTAATGCAAACAGTAGCTACACAAGACCCTGGTACAGCTCTGGAATCGCTAGAGCAGAGAGCTGAGCCAGTGCTTCGCTGGCTCCATGATCTGAAAGTCACCAGCCCCGAAACACAGAAAAATGCCGAGGACCTGCTTATATCGGCACGTGTCGCCTGGAAAGAGGCCGACGAGAAACGGAAGGAGCTCACCCGCCCCCTGGACGAGGCCAAGAGGCGAATCATCCAGCTCTTTCAGCCTTACATGAACCGCCTTGAGACGGGCATCAGCATCTTGAACCGAGAGCTCACTTCCTATCACGAATCCTTGATTGCTCTCCGGAGAGAGGAGGAACGGCGGGCCCTGGAGGAGCAGGCGGCCCGTATGAAGGAAGCCCAGGAGACGGGCGAGGTCGTCGAGCCAGTCGAGCTTGCCGGTGTCCCGCATGTGACGAAGACGAGCCATGCTCATATCGGGACCGTCACTTACAGAGAGGATTGGGACATCCAGGTGGTCGACGCCGCAAAGGTTCCCCGGGACCTGTGCGAGCCATCGATGTCCAGGATCCGGGCCCGGGTCAAGAGCGGAGTTACCGATATCCCTGGTGTGTTGGTGACCCGCAGAACTATCAGTACAGCCAGGAAAGGAGGTTACTAATGTCTAATGGTAGTCGTTATCACGCCGAAGTCAAGGTCGAGCTGGAAGGCCGAGAGTGCAGGATTAATGCCTTCCGGGATACTTTGCCGGAGATCTTCCAGGATATCGGCACTATTTGCACTCAGTTCCCCCAGGACTGGATGAACCCGGCCAAGAGGGAGATCGTCAACGCCGAGCGGAAGGCAGCTCAGTTGAGGCAGCCGCAGCATAACTCAGGATCGGCGCCCCAGGTCGAGGAGACGGGAGAAATCCCCGTCTGTGAGTACTGCGGCAGCCAGGAGTTCATGGAGCTGATCACTTTCACCGACAAGAAGACCAGTAAGCCCCGGAAGGCCTGGAAGTGCCAGGCGTGCGAGAAGTGGCACTGGCCAGAGAATGGGAAGAAGCGGTCCGGTGGCCACCAGGGCAACAACGACTGGCCTTTCGACTAGGCTACGAAAGAGAGGGGAGGGGGTTCGAATCCCCTCCCCGAAAGGAGGTTATTGATCAATGAGAGTCAGAGAGAGAATTCTTCATAGCGAGAGGCAGCCAGACGGGGCCGTCACCATGGTCAGGATCGTCAGTACCGGCCAGGGGAAGCGACTGGTTCAGCTAGTCCAGACAAAGGGCAGCGTCGCAAGTACTGTCACCCTGGATGCTAAAGAGTACCGTTCCCTGGTATCTTTCGCCAGCCCCAGGAGGGCGCCTAGCAGAAATCCAACCTCTCCCGTATAG